GGCGTGAGGGTCATCGAAATGGAGCTGATCGGGATCGAACCGACGACCTCTTGCATGCCATGCCACCCGGCGGGCGAGCCGAAACACTATGTCTGTTCAGGGTTTAGCGTCCGTGCGTCAATTCCTCCGCGCGCGTCCGTTCGCGTCGGCGCGTGTACCTGAGCGTCATGGTAGCCACGCGTCGTCCGGCGGGACGATGCGGCGCAGCACGAGGCGTTCGCTCCTTCCGATGTCCGCGGGGTAGCGGTCCGGCGAGAGCACCTCGAACACCTCGACGGTCCGGAGCTTCGCTCCGGGAATGAGCGCGCTCGTGCGCAAGCCCACGATCACGAACTCGCGCGACAGCCGCAGCGGGTGCTCCGGGTCGGTGAGCAGTCCGAGTGCTGGGTCGCTCTCGTCGGGCTGGCCGGTCGTGGTGGCGGTTGCGCGGACGCGCACGGCCGTTGGACCGAGCGTCTTCACGATCACGTGCTCCACGTCGATGACCTTGACGAACCGCACCTGGTCTACGCCAAGACGGCCGATGGCGCCGGGTTCAGGAGTCCCGTCGATTTCGGCGGTGTCGAGGACGGCCATCCACCGGTGCTTCGGGTCGTTGAGGAGAGCGAGGTTCTCTTCTGCGAGTCGGGTGTACGACCCTGCGGTGCGGGCGGCGGCGGGTCGGTCCATCAGTTCGCGGAACGCCAGGCCGGAGGCGAGCTTCCGCCACGGCGCATCGAGCTTCGGGATGATGCGTGCCTTCTCGACCCGTTCCTTCAGCCGGACCGATTCGTCGCGTAGCCGCTCGAGGAAGGCGATCTTCTCCGCGCGCTGGGCCTTGCCGCGGGCGACGATTCGGGCCGCCTCCTCCGGCGGCATCGGTGGCGCCGGCTCGTTCAGTCCGGCTGGGAGCGGCGCGCCTTCGACCGTCGAAGGGGCCGGCTGGTCGAGCGGGGTCCACGAACGCGACACCGCGCTCCCCGTCGTCTGCACAGCCTGCGCCGACTGAGACGATGCGCGGGCCTTCGCCGCGGCCTGACTCGCTCTTGTGAGCGCCGGGCCCAGGATGAGAGCGCCGTTGATGCTCCCCGCCACAATGAGCGCCAGCCCGCAGACCGCGCCTCCGGCGATGCACATGCCCGCTCCGGCGCCATTGCGGAAGAGCGCCAGGAAGAAGCCGAGCACGGCCAGGAGCAAGCCGAGGGCCGCGAGCGGGAGGCCGATCGCGCCGACGAGCGGGATCCAGCAGATGACGAACGCGAGAATCCCGAGCACGACCGCGCCGTTCCCGAGGGAGCTTCCGTGGTGCGGCGTGCGGACACTGACTTGCACGGGCGTCACGATGCGCGGCGGAGGGGCCTGCACCAGGATCTGCGCTGGCGGCTGCGGTGGGGGAGCCCGTTCGATCACCTCGACGGGCGGCGTCCTGCGCGCGAGGGCGGTCGAATCCTCTTCGAGCAGCTCGGTCAGCTTGGCCGTCGCGACGAGCAGACCCATCGCCGCCACCTGCGACTTGGCGTCCGAGACGCTCGTCGCGGTGACCGTGACCGTTTGCTCGCGCCCGTTCTCGGGGTCCGCGGCGAGGACTTCGAACCTGCCTCGTGGCATGGGGCTTCTCCCGTGGAAGCGCGTCCGTGCGGTCAGAGCTTCGTGGTCCTTCGCTGGACCGCGACGGAGATCTGGGAGATCTCCTCGGTGCCCACCACAACCGACTGGTAGGCGCCGTTGTCCTTGGTCAGTTCGATCCGGCCGTCGTCGAGGCGCCGGAGACGGGCAAGGGTACACCCGTTCTGCGGCGACTCCTCCGTGAACCGGACGAACACGATCGATCCGTTGACCGCCTTCACCTTCGGCTGCGGGACGGTGAGCGGCGAGAGGATGACGAGGTCGCCCTCGTGCAGCGCGGGCTCCATCGAGTCGCCGACCACCTCGACCGCGAAGGCGAGGTCGTCGTCGATGCCGACCGCGTCGATGTACTGGTGCCCCTGACCGGAGTCGACGCCGTACTCCTCGTAGTCGATCGCGATGCCGGCGGGCGCGCGGTTGATGACCGGGATCTTCCCCGGCACGCCCTGCGTCCGCGCGATTGACCACTTCCGCCACTGCTCCTCGAACTCATCCGGCTGCATCGAGAAGGCCGCGGCCAGCCGCTTGCGCTCGGCGAAGTTCGGCGCGCGGTGACCGTTTTCCCACTTTGACACCGTGCCCTGATCGACCCGGACCTTCTCGGCCAACTGGGCCTGCGTCAGCTCGGCGTCCTCGCGGCGCTCTCGTATGAAATGGCCTATGGCGGTCATCTATGGGCAAGTATGGGTTGCCATGGCGACTTTATCCACAGACTCCCCACAGATTGCCATATTCAGCATTTTATGGTTGACAATGGCGTGGCATGGCCGATAATCCCGTCCATGGCAGCCGATCAGAGCCAGCCCGCCTTCCTGACCATCGACGAGACCGCTGAGGTCTGGCGGGTCAGCCGGTCCGCCGTGAAGACGCGGCTGGCCAAGGGCGAGGTCCCGGGCGCGAAGCGGATCGGGCGCCAGTGGCGGATCCCGCGCGAGGCCGTGTACGGCGCGGACCCCGTCACCCAGCAAAGCGCCAAGTCTGATCGGGGTGCCGCGTGAGCGCGACCCGCACCGCACTGGTCATCACCACCGCCGAGCGCGAGGCGCTCGTGCAGGAGGTCCTCCGCAAGGCGGAACTCCTCGTCATGGCTAAGCAGGGGACGCACGTCACGCATCCCGCGTCGCCCGAGCGCGTCGCCGGGATGGCGAGCGCGATCTGCGACGCCGCTGACCGCGTGCGCCGCTACGACTCGGACCACGTGCGCGAGGTGCCCATCACCAGCATGCAGCGCCGCATCCTCGAACTCATCGAGGAGCACTGGCGCCTGCACAAGCACGGGCCGACGCTCGCCGAGATCGCCGGCGACACGGGGCGCTCGACGACCACCGTGTACGAGCACATCGCGTCGCTCCGCAAGAAGGGCCTGGTCGTCTGCCATCCGAAGCGCAGGCGGTCCATCCGGCTCGCGACGCCCCAGGACGCATCGAAGCCCATCCCCATGATCGGAAAGGTGGCCTGACGTGGAGCCGACGCGCACCATCCTCAGCGACTTCGCCGCGGCCGGGGGCCTCATCGTCTGCGCGGTCGGGCTCGCCCTGATCGTCTCCGCCGTCATCCAGCCGCTCCTGCCGAAGATGGAGCACCCGCGCCGGCGCCGCTACGGGCCGCACGTTCCGCTCACCACGCCGGACTCCCCCGGCCGACCGCTCGCCAACCCATCCAACCGAGGACGAACCCGCGCGCACGGACCGCCCGCGGAAGCGCGCGGGCAGTGTCCGCGCCCCGCGGCGCTGTCAAGGAGTGACGCGGTCGCGGGGCGCACCGGACAGCTGATCGACTGCTTCGGCTGACTCAGACAGAACTCTCTTCTCCTGTGTCGCCCGACCCCACGGGCGGCACGGTTTCCCGAGCCGGCGAGCGAGCCGGGTCCCCTCACAACGCAACCTGCAAGGAGCGCGACATGGCGAATACCAAGGACAAAGGATCTGGCGGTGATGGCGCGACCGCCGCGAACGCACCAACGGCGCCCGAACTCAGCGCGATGCGCCCGACCGTGAACCGGTTGCTGCACGCCTACAGCCCCGTGTGGGACGGCGCGCGCCCGGCGATCTGCGTGGGCGAGGGCGAGCACTCGTCGAACTTCGCCAGCGTAAACATCGAGTTCAACCGCATCACGGACCGGGCGCTGCGCGACCGGCTCGCGTCCTCCGCGGGCAACTCCTTCTGCGACCTCCCCGTGTACGACCCGCTGTCCTCGGAGGAGCGCAAGCTCGCGCTCGCCGAGACGCCTGCGGCTGGGCCGGACGACCCGTTCCCCGTGATCCTCGAGTGGCCCCCGAAGGCCACCTGACCGGAATTCCCCCACGAGAAGGGCGCCGCGCGGCCTCACCGTCGCGCGGCGCCCACCGCCAGCGGTGTGGAGCAGTTGGAAGCTCGCCGGCTTCATGCGCCGGAGGTCGGTGGTTCGAGTCCACCCGCCGCTATTCGGACACACCACGTCAACGACGAAAGGAGCGACAGCGTGAACGCAGCCATCAGCCCGACGACGAGAGCGAAAGTCAAGGTCGACACCGTCACCGCATCGGAGTACAGCCAGGAGCTCAAGCTCACTCCGGTGGTCGGCGGGAATCCGGAGGACAACAGCTTCGCGAAGGCGACACCGACTGGCTCGATCCAACTCACGGTCACCAACAAGGACCTGTGGGGCAAGTTCAAGCCCGGCGACATGTTCTTCGTCGACTTCACTCGCTGCCCGAACCAGCCCTGATCCCAGGAACCCCCGCCGTGAAGTTCACGGCGAAACAACCCAGCCACGCCCGGAGGCCAAGCCGGGTCTGGCCTTTCCAGTTCGATCCGCTCCGGCGCACGCCCGCCGCTCCCCCTCGTCGAGGAGAGCGCGCGGGGCGCGTGGGACGGGCCAGCGTCCACCAGGACGCCGCCGATCGCCGGCCCGTTCCGTGGGAACGCGCTCTCCGCTCCGCCTCCGCTCCTCCGCGGAGGGCGCGGCGGGCAGCGCCCGAGTGAGATCGAAGCGGGGCGGTGCGCGACTTCCCGCGCGCACCGCCTCTTCGAATCCGAGCGATTGGACGGCGGTGACCGCGCGCACGGTGCGCGTGGCGCTGTCGGCCCGCCTCGAACGAGGAGCGCGGCCATGGGCGAACAGACGACGGCGCCGACGCCGGCGAAGAAGCCGGGTCGGAAGGTGGACATCGCTGGGGCGATGATCGAGGCGACGATCGACGCGATCGACGAGGGCGCGTTCCGCAAGGAACTCGACCAGGCCCTCCGCGCCGGTCACCGTGAGCTGGAGCGCTACGCCGAGGAGACGGGGGACCGGACGGGGTCGGTGACGATCACCGCCTCGATCTCGCTGAACCTCCCCAAGGACCTCGACGACCACGTCCACATCACGACGAGCGTGAACAAGAAGCTCCCGGTGCGCAAGCGCGGGACGCTCGTGAAGAGCAAGGGCGGTCGGATGCTCTGTCAGCCGAGCGGGTCGAGCGCCGAGTCGCCCGACCAGCAGGTGCTGTTCGACGCCCGCGGCGTCTGCATCGGCACGGTGGACAAGAGCACCGGCGAACTCATCGAGGACGACGACGAGACCCGCGCGGTCGCGGGCGAGATCAAGCCCGGCGCCTGAGCGCGCCGCGGCGTCACCACGCACGGGCCCCGGGCCCACGGAGCGGACACATGCACGGACAGGGTTCGAACGCAGGGGCGCCCGGCGCATCGCCTGGGCGCGCGGAGATCCACGACGATCTGGACAACGCGGTCATGATGCTGACCGCGCCGCTGGTCCAGCAGAAGAAGGGGTTCGTCCTCGGCCTGGCCGAGGACATGAAGGAGGGCGGCGCGAAGTCGCTCGAGGTGACGGTGCGCCCGGCGCTCCAGCCGGCGGACACCTTCGAGGCTCCACCGTCTTGGCGTCACCACACCGTCCAGGACGCCGACTCGCTCGTCGCCATGGCGCAGCGCTACGGCAAGGAGGATGAGTCGCTGGTCCTCTACGACGACGAGGGGGTCCAGCTCGTCTTGAACGAGCAGCCCGCCAAGGGCGCGCGGGAGTTCGTCCGGCTCGAGTGGCAGAAGCACGACGACCTCCAGGCGTGGGAGGGCCTGCTCAACAAGACGATCACGCACAAGGACCTGATCAAGGCGCTCGTGCCGCTGGCGCACACGATGGTCGACACGTCGATCCTCGTCGCGCTCCGGACTCTCCGGGCGACGCACACCATCGAGGTCGAGTCGGACCTCCGCGAGGACGACAAGTCGGTCGGCGTGTGCTTCAAGACCGCCGCGGGCCCGGAGCTCCGGAAGTTCCCCCGCACCTGGAAGGTCTCGACGCCGATCCTCGACGCTGATGAGGAGCTGAAGACCTTCGAGGTCCGCCTCGAGGTCGTGCTCCCAGACCGCGGCGACCAGCCGATCGCGTTCATCCTCACCAGCCCCGACATGCGACCGCTGATCCGGGGTCGCATCGACACCGAGATCGAAGAGGTCCGCACCGAGCTCGGCGGGAAGTGGCTGATCGCCCGCGGACGCCACGGCGAGCGCGCCCGCGTGATCGGGCACCCGAGCAACCCCACCGCCAAGGGCTGCTGACCCACGGACCCAGCCGGGCGCGAGGGAGACCGAGCGCCCGGGCTTTCAACGGACGGAGGTTCACCGAGTGTCGGACGCGGCGATCCAGAGCTGGGACATGCAGATGGGCGGGCACCGCTACGTGTACGCGCGGTGGCTCGACGGGCGCCGGATCAACCGCGTGCCCCTCGCCGCCGAGGCGCTGTTCCTGCGGATGCAGCTGCTCGCCGACGACCACGGCAACCTCCGCGCCGAGCCCTTCGTCCTGCGCTCGACCGCGTTCCCCGCCCGCCCCGAGGTCACCGTCGAGGAGACCGAGGCCTGGCTCGGGTCGCTCGTCGAGAACCGGCTCGTCGTCACCTACACGGTCGACGGCGAGCGCTACGCCCACATCCGGCACTTCGCCCACCTGCAGGCGAACACCGGGAAGCAACGCCATCCCCTCCAGCGGTGCCCGCGCGAGCCCGGCACCGCCGAGCCGGACGCGACGCAACCCGGCGCACGGCGGCGCACCGACGCGCCCACCGACGCACCGCCACGCAGCGGGGCGCACGACGGCGCAGCGGGGCGCACTTCTGCGCCCATCAGATCAGATCAGACCAGAGCAGAACAGAACAGCACCACTACCCCTTCTCCCGGTTCGGCGCCGAACGGCGCGAGCGGGCGCGTGTCGGGTGGTGGTGTGGGGGGTGGTGGTGGAGGCGCATCGTCCGGGCACGGGCTGCGGCTGACGACGGCGGCGCACGGCGAGTCCGACCGCCTCGCCCTCGAGGCCCTCTGGAACGACCACCGGCCCACGGGCTGGCGCATCGCCGGCGGGAAGGACTCGGCGCACCTGGGCGAGGCGCTCGACGCGTTCACGCACTGGACGCGGGCGCCGCCGGATGCGCTGCGCGACCCCCTCGCCTGGCTGCGCGACCAGGCCCGGGAGTACCTCGCGAGCGGAGAGGCGAAGCGCACGCGCAACACGCTGGGCAACTGGCTCAGGAAGCGGAAGTGGCAGGAGACGCCGGAGCAGTGGAACTCGGGTGACGACGTGGACCCCGCGGCCGCGCTCGACCAGGCGTTCGGCAAGGACCCACGCAACAGGAGGAACGTGCTGTGAACAAGGCGGATGGCGAGCGCGTCATCGAAGCCGTGCGGAAGGCGTGGCCGGGCCACGGGTGGTCGCAGGAGCGATTCGTCGAGTTCCTGCGCGACGTGAAGCCGATGCGGCTGGACGATGTCCTGGGCGCGATCGACGAGCTGAGCGCCCGCGGGTGTTGGCTCGCCCCGGGGCGCGACCCCCTCGTGCGCGAGTGCCGGGCGTTCGCGCGGCGCCGGGCGGAGGAGCGGTCGAAGACCAGCGCCCAGCGCGACCGCGAGTCGGCCGACCGGGCGCACCTCGAGCGCGAGGGCGCTGCCCGCCTGCTCAACGAGTGGGCCGACTCCAAGTCCGACGAGGACCTCGCGGCGCTGTGCGAGCGCCTCGAGCCGAGCGTCCGGACGATCGTGCGGCGGCGGCGCGACCTCGACGGAGGCGGGTGGCCCGCGGTGCGCCGGTCGGCCTCGTGCCTGACGCTCCTGCGCTCGGCCGAAGCGTCCGGCGCGCTCGTGCACCGGGAGGTGGCGTGATGGTGAGCGCCGCCGTGCCCATCGAACCGACCGCCCAGCGCGGGCCCTCGCTCGAGACGCTCGAGCTGATCCTGCGGGCTCGGACGCCCAAGGCGATGGTTTCGCGCCACCGGCGCACCCCGCAGGCGGTCTCGGGGCACGCGCAGAAGGCGATGCTCTTCGTCGTCGCCGCCCACGGCCCGCGTCCGTTGTCGCAGACGCTCGCCGCGCGGATGGCGTGCTGTTCTCCCGTCACGGCCTCCGATGCGCTCAACGCCCTTGAACTCGCGGGCGCGGTCGAGGTCGATCGCCTCGGTGGGGCGAAGGGGAAGGTGTACACGCTGCGCCTCGGCGCGCTGGAGCGGCTGGGGGGTGCATCGTGATTTGCCCCGTGTGTCGCGCCCATCACCCGACTTGGTCTTGGCTTCGGTTCTATCACGCCGGACGCAATACCGAAGTTGAGCGGCACATCAAGGAGATGCGCGCCAACGGCGCGACGGATCTGGAGGTCTTGGAGTGGCTGCGTTCCATTCGACGGCCCGGCCCGAGACCCGACACCCGAACCCCGGAACCCGTCGCCGGAGGCGAATCATGATCGACCCCACCGGATGCGGGCCGGTTTCGCCCGGTGTCGGGGTTGTCCCCGACCCCGAGGCGCTGCTCACGCCAGAGGAGCTGGCGCGGTTCATCCCGTCGAACCGCTCTCCGAGCGGGCACGTCCACCCGGCGACGGTGCGCAAGTGGATCTCGGACGGATACCGCGGTGTCAAGCTCCCCGCGCTGCGCACGCCGGGCGGCGCCAAGACGCGGATGCGCTGGTTCGAGGAGTGGGCCGAGGCGCTCGACGACGCCGCGACGGGGGCGCCGAGCGCGGGCCCCGCTGGGAAACCCGGCCCCCGGTCCATCAACACGCCGCCGGCGCCGTCGGCGCTCGCGCCGCGCTCCCCGCGGCCGGGCTCGAACGGCACGCTCGAGCGGCTCCGCCGGTTGGGGGTGGTGCCGGCGTGAAGCGCGCGACTGCGTCATCCCGTTGGACAGACCCGGCCACCTCGCGTCGCGCCGCGGCGGAGGTCGAGCGCTCGGGCGCTGCGCAGCGCCAGCGGGACCTCGTGCTCGACGTGGTCCGCGCCGAGCCCGGGCTCACCGCGACGGAGATCGCGTCCCGGGCGCTGGTCGAGCGGCACGCGTCGTCGCGCCGGCTCCCCGAGCTGGAGCAGACGGGCCTGGTGCGCAAGGGCGCCCCGCGCACGAGCGCCGGGCGCTCGCGGCCGGAGGTCACGTGGTGGCCGCGCGAGCGGCAGGGGGGTCTGTTCGCGTGAGCGCTGCGCCCATCCAGCCGAGCCACGGCGTCACCGAGGCCGTCGTCGGGATCGACCCGTCGACCACGCGCATCGGCTGGGCGATCGTCGCGCTGCCGGACGGGTCGCTGATCGGGTCCGGGTCGATCTCGCTCCCCAAGTCGCGCGGGGCGCTGACGCGGGTGTGGGTGGGCAAGACGCTCCTCGGCTCGGTCCTGCGCTCGCGGCTGGTCTGGCCCCCGGCGTTCGTCGCGGTCGAGGAGCCCATGCCCGTCCACGCGGGGCGCGGCGGGCGCGGCGACGGCGCGAGGGGCGTCATCGCGATCGCCGCGGCGTGGGGCGCGCTCGCGGCCGAGGCGCTCGACTGCCGCTGCGGCCTGCTGAACGGCGACGACTGGGCGCAGGTCCACGCGGTGGCCCGGTCCCAGGAGGAGCGGCTCATCGTCCTGAACAACCAGACCGTCAAGCGGCTGGCGACGGGCAACGGCGCAGCGCCCAAGGCCATGGTGCAGGCGGCGATGGAGCGGCTGTACGGCCGCGCCTTCGAGACGCACGACGAGGCCGACGCCGTCGCGGTCGCGGTCGCCGGGGCCCAGCTCGCCCAGGAGCGGCGCGTCATCGCCGAGCAGGCGGTCACCGCGGACGGGAAGCGGCTCGACGAACGGACTCGGAAGCGGCTGATCACCGCCGCTGGCAAGCGCGGAGGATCGCGCCGGCGCGGAGGGACCCGATGACGATCACGGAAGCGATCACCGACGCCCTCGACTTCCCCGACGAGGTCCTGGCGAACCACTTCGCGGTGCTGGGCAAGACCGGCAGCGGAAAGACCTACGCCGCCAAGGGCGTCGTCGAGCGACTCATCGCCGCCGGCGAGCGGGTCTGCGTCATCGACCCCAACGGGGCGTGGTGGGGGCTGCGCCTGAACGCCGCGGGCGACGGGCCCGGGCTGCCCGTCACGATCTTCGGCGGCGACCACGGCGACCTCGCCCTCTCCGACCGGTCGGGCGAGGCCATGGCGCGGCTCGTCGCCGAGCGCTCGTTCGCGTGCGTGATCGACCTCGACGGGATGACGCAGGCGGCGAAGCACGCCTTCGCGGGCGAGTTCTTCGAGCACCTGTTCCGCCTGAACGACCGCCCGCTCTACCTCATCCTCGACGAGGCCGACGACCTCGCGCCCCAGAACCCGCTGCCCGAGTCGAAGCGGATGCTCGGCGCCGTGGACCGGATCGTCCGCCGCGGCCGGCGGAAGGGCTTCCGCTGCTGGTTCATCACCCAGCGCCCGGCGGTGCTGCACAAGAACGTGCTCACGCAGGCCGAGTCGCTCCTCCTGCTCCGACTCGTCTCGACGCAGGACCGCCGCGCGGTGCAGGAGTGGATCCGCGCCCAGGCCGACGAGGGCCAGGAGCGCGAGGTCTTCGACTCGCTCGCCAGGCTCGGGAAGGGCGACGGGTGGGTGTGGATGCCCGAGCGCGGCGTCCTCGAGCGCACGCACTTCCCGCCGATCCGGACCTACGACTCGTCGCGCACGCCCGAAGCCGGCAGCGAGGGGCACCGCGAGGTCGAGCTGGCGCCGCTCTCCGACGACGACCTCGGTGAGCTGCGGTCCCTCCTGGCCGAAGCGGAGGCCGATGCCGAGGCGAACAGCCCGAAGGCGCTGCGGGCGCGGATCGAGGAACTCGAGGAAGAGATCCGGCGGGCGCCGGGCGTGGGAGCATCGGACGCCGACCGGGAGCGCATCGCCGAACTCGAGCGGCGGCTGACCGACGAGCGCGAGCGGTACGACACGCTGTGCGAACTCGTGGGTCTGGCCTACGGGATCGCCGCGAAGGTCGGCCCGCTGGTGAGTGAGCTGAGCGCGGTGCTCCACCGGCCCTATGCGACAGCCCCGTCGAACGGCGAGATTGAAAGCGAACCGGCAGATCGCTTTGAGACCGCGGCGCCGAATGAAAGCCGGATTGAAGAGCTCCGGGTGAGGGGCGAACTGCCCAGCGAGCGGCTGGCGCGGACGGCGCGCGTGGCCGCGAAGATCGAGGGGGCGTCACAGCTGCCGAAGACCAAAGCGCAGGTCTCTCATTCTCAGCAGGCGATCCTCGATGCGCTCGGATGGTTCAAGTCCGCCGGGCTCGACGCGGTCCAGCGCTCGCACGCCGCGTCGGTCGCCGGCGTGTCGCCCCGGAGCAGCGGGTTCGACAAGAACTGCTCGACGCTCCGCACGCGCGGGCTGATCGACTATCCGGGGGACGGGATGCTCTCCCTCACCCGTGAGGGGCAGCGTTCCGCGGCGCGACCGGCGAAGCCGGCCACGCTCGCCGAGCTGCACCAGGCCTGGCTCGCGTCCCCCGCGCTCAGCGGCCCGCAACGCGAGATGGTCCGCCAGCTCGTGAAGCGCCCGGCCCGCGTGTGGACCCGCGCCGAACTCGCGCAGGCGATCGGCGTGTCCGTCAAGTCGTCGGGCTTCGACAAGAACCTCAGCCGCATCAGCGCTCTCGGGCTCGCGGACTACCCGGTCCCCGGGTCCGTGCGCCCCGGGCTGTTGCTCTTCCCGGAGGGACTCAAGTGACCGTCACCCCCATCACCACCGTCGTCAACGTCCGCGACCTGCCCGGGTTCGGCGATCCCCCCCGGAACGGCTTCCTCCTGCCGGAGGGGCACGTCTACATCGGGCGCGAGAACGCCGCGCACAACCTCCCCGAGAGCGAGTGGGCGAACCCCTACCCGGTCAAGAAGGAGTCCGACCGCGAGGGCGCGATCGAGCGCTACCGCCACGAGCTCGAGGCCGCGCTCTTCGACCAGCCCGAGACGCCCGCGGCGGAGAAGCACCAGCGCGAGCTGCGCCGGCGCCTGCTCGCCCTGCGCGGCTCGGCCCTCGTGTGCTGGTGCGCGCCGAGGGCGTGCCACGGGCACGTCATCGCCGAGCTGGTCGAGCGCGTGGCGCGGGAAGACGAGCGGGGCGGCGACGGCGGAGAGGGGGCCGGCGATGGGGAGTGACCGCACGCTCAAGCTGCCGGCGAAGGTGGTCGGGCGCCTGCAGCGCGTCGCGCGCAACGCGCACGGCATGCTCGAGGAGGGCGTGACCGACACGTTCATGCTGATCGTCACCGGGGGAGGCCCGCCCGGGGTCGACCAGGAGCGGGTCATGCGCCGCTTCATGGACTCGGAGAACGAGCCGAACCGGATCCCGGGCCTGACCCTGGCCGAGTCGGAGTTCGCGTCCAACATCTTCGCCATCGGGCTCGGCGCCTGCGCCGACGCGGCGCTCAAGCGGCTGGCCGCGAAGTACGGCCCGCTCGACGACTACCAGCACCTCCTCGAAGACACCCCGGAGGTGCCGTCGTGAAGACGCTGTCGCTGCCTCAGGCGCAGGGGACCTCGATCGAGTGGACCCACCGGCCCGGGACCAAGGGCGAGACGTGGACCGCCGGCGTGTTCGGCTGCTCGAAGGTCTCATCCGGGTGCACCAACTGCTACGCGATGCGCATGGCGGCGCGCCAGGCGTGGATGGCGCGTAAGGCGCGGGAGAATGGGCGCCCGGTCAGCCCGGCGCAGGCGGCGTACGAGCGGGTCGTCGCCCGCAAGCGGAACGGCGACCCCAAGCCGCAGTGGAACAACAAGATCGTCCTGGTGCCCGAGGCGCTGCGCGAGCCGATGCGGTGGCGCGACCCGCGGACCGTCTTCGTCTCGTCGATGAGCGATCTGTTCCACGAGCTGGTGCCCCACGACCACCTCGACCATGCGTACGCCGTCATGGCGCTGACGCCCCGGCACCTGTACCTGCCGCTCACCAAGCGCCCGGATCGGATGGCGGAGTACGCCAACCAGAGCGGGTTCACAATGCGCATCGCGCAGAAGGTCCGCGGCTTTCTGGGGCGACGGAAGGTCACCGATCCCGTCCGAACGCAGGTCGTCATCGACGAGATCGACTGGAACGACGGCATCCTCGCCAACGTGACGCCGGGCACCAGCGTCGAGAGCGCCGACCACCTCGAACGGATGGACCACCTCGCGGCCGTTCCGGCGGTGGGCTACTTCGTCTCGTTCGAGCCCATCGTCGGCGACCTGGGCGACATCCGGCCCGGGCTCCGCGCCCTGGTCGACGCCGCCGGGGGCAACCCGAGGCGCGTGCAGGCGATCTTCGGGGGCGAGTCCGGCCCCGGCGCCCGCGCGCTCGACCTCTCCGTCCTGCGCCGCGCGAACGACATGGCCCGCGAGGTCGGCGTCGCGGTGTTCAACAAGCAGCTGGGCGCGAATCCGTACATCGACCACTCACCGGAGCCCGCGGCGACGCTGGCGCGGAAGCACGGCATCGGCCCGCTCGTGGCCGAGTTCCTCGTTCTCCGCGACCGCAAGGGCGGCGACATGGGCGAGTGGCCGGAGTGGGCGCAGGTGCGCGAGTTCCCGGAAGTCCCGGGGTTCACCACAGCGAGCAAGGAGGCGAAGCGATGAATCGAGACCCGATGTGCGAACCGCAGAACAAGATCAATCCGCCCCCGCTGCTGGTTCAAGAGTCGAACGGCGAGATCGTCGAGCGCTCCCGCGACTGGCTCGACGGCTACCTCGTGGGCGTCAAGCAGACGCGAGGCGCGTACAAGTTCTGGTGGTTCATGGTCGGCGCGTTGATCGCCGCGGCGGTGGTACTCGTCGCTCCACGATCCGCGTGGGGGCAGGACGCGCCGCTCGATCGACCGCCAGCGATCGTGTTCCTCACCGTCGGCGACGAGGCGGGGTGGAAGCCCGGCAACTGGGGCATCGGCCAACTCGCGGAGGCCCTCCGCGAGCGCGGGCACGCCGAGGTCTGGCGCGAGTGGCGGGAGCAATGGGCGTTCATGTTGCGCCCAGGCCACGACGCGATCTTCGTCCACAACCCCGCGGGGTTCGCCTACCCGGGGCGCGGGATGCGGGTCGACCAGCTGCTCGCCCTCCCCGGCTGGCTTCAAGACGAGGTCGTCGGGCTCGTCGGCGACATGCGCGCCGACGGTCACCGGGTGATCGTCTACCTCGGACACCCGGCTCCGGACGACGAGCGGGTGTCGATCGAGCGACTGGCGCAGAGCGTCGAACCGTTCACGCGATTGGGCTGCGAGATCGGGCTCGACGCCGTCGGCGGCGCGTGGGCGCCCGGGCGCAACCCTGACTCGTACTCGAGGCGGCTCGACGGGCGCGCCGGCGCGTTCGTGACCATGCTGCGCACGCAGGGAGTCGCGGTGCTGCCGGAGACGAACAACCGCGCCGAGCCGTGCATCATCGACTCCAACTGGCTGGCCGGCGAGGACGCACAGGGGATGCCCGTGTCGCCCGGCAGCGTGATCCTTCCCTACCCACCATCGGCGCCCGCAGACGACGCCTGGCGCGACTGGTGGCCGGGATGGTGGCGCTCGCTCGCCGAACGCGGGCTCGTCGCCTCGATTCGGCCGTGGTGGTTCACGGCCGACGAGGTCTCGTTCGACGAGGTCTGGCGCGCGTCCGAGCCGAATCCGACGCCCGTTGCGCTCCTGCTGGGGATCCCGGAGTCGACGCCCTTCGGCACGATCGACGGCGCGGCCTCGGCCGTGGGGGGGATCGACCGGGTCGAGATCGACGGCGCGGTCGTGCCGCTGACGCACGGGTGCGCGTTCGAGTGGTCGGACGATCCGGGGGGTGGTGAGCGGCGCGCGGTGCGGATCGACGCCTGGGGCAATCGGGGCGGTCACGCGACGGCGACGGTGACGATCAACGATTCCGGGGGGTGGCTCGTCGTCGACGCGTCGGACCCGTCGTTCGATCGCCGGCAACGGATCGACACGGGCGGGCGCGGCCTCTGGCTGCACGACGCCGACCTCGACGGGCCGGTCCGCTCCCGGCTCGGGGTGAACAACACGGCGCCGATCGTCCTCGAGCGGGTCCGCTCAGACGGCGACTTCGGGAACCTGGCGGAGCCGGGGTATTGGCGCGGCGGGATCTACATCCGAGACTCGGCGTTCCGCGGCGGCGTGGTCGTCGCGCCGAGCGCCAAGGCGTGGGTCCGCTCGACGCTCTCGGACATGCTGAGCGAGGGGTTCCACGGCGCGTCGCTGGTGCTCGACTGCGCGGTCGCGGGGATCCGCAAGCCGGCGGGGACGACGCACCACCCCGACCTGATCCAGGTGAACCCGGACTTCATCGGGGACTTCATCGCCTGCGGGCTGACGGCGCGGAGCATCTTCGGCCAGGGGGTGTTCACCCGCGCGGCATCGGGCGAGGCGTTCCGCTCGATGCACCTGATCGCGGTCGATGTGGACCAGCGGGCGTACGCGTCGCAGCTTCTGCGCTCGTGCGCTGACCTCGTGATCCGAGACTGCCGTTTTACAAACTCGGCGGGCGAGGCCCGTCCCTTTTACATCGCCAACGACGCCCACCCGACGCGGTTCGAGCGGGTGGAGGTCGAGGGCCTCGAGGCCCCGGGGTTCAAGTGCGACCCGGGCATCGTCCCGATCGACGTGTGGATCCGCCGCACGCTCGACGACGGCCGCGTCGTCATCGACGGGGAGTGGGAGGCGGCGCGATGAAGCTCCGTTTGTTCTTCGCATGGTACGACCTCTGGGTCGGCGCCTACTGGGACCGCAAGGCCAGGGTGCTCTACGTCTGCCCGTTGCCCTGCGTGGTGCTGTGCGCCGGTCCGTTCGAGCGGTCGCCCGAGAGGCGTTCGGAGCGGGCGTGTTGCCGCGCGATCGATCTCTCTGGGCGCATGACCAAGGCGGACCTCCATCAGATGGCGGACTACTTCGCTTCCGCGGAAAGGGCGAGGCCATGACACCCGGCCCGGTCAGCGACAGCTACGACCCCGAGTTCGGCACCGGCGCCAACGCCCAAGAGGTTCGGGACGCGATCGCCGCGGTCCGGGCCCGCGTGACCCGCCTCATCGGGAGCGAGCAGCTCCGGGACATCGTCGAGGTCGCGGGAGCGGTGAACGCCCACCCGCCACCGACGCCCGAGACGCCGCTGTGGGAGGCCGAACTCCGAGTGATCCGGTTCTGTCTGGACCGAGCGAGCGAGAGTGTCTGATGCCTGAGCCCATTCCATTCCGCGAGTCGAACGTGACGTTCCACGCGCCACCCGGGCGCCCGGAGGTCGGCGACCTGCACGTGCTCCGGGCGGACGGCTACCTCATCAGCAAGTGGCGGCTCACGAAGCCGGAGATCGAGGAGCTCTCCCGCAACGGCGGGTGCGTCTGGCTCATGGTCATGGGTGAGGTCATGCCGCCCGTCTGCATCACCGTCGCGCAGACCTTCATCACCCACGGAGACGCGTCGTGAACCGGTCAGCTTTCGCGGGTCACGTAGGTGCCGCGCCGAATGCGCCTGAACCGGCGATCGTCGGCGAGCGCGTTCGCCACCCTCTGGCGGAAGTCGGCGCTGTCCGACTCGTATCCGGCCCGCCTCACCGCCTCCGCCGCGTCCTTGATCCGCATCGGGTTCTCGCGCAGCACGCCGGCCAGCGCATCGGCCAGCGTCTGCCCGCGCGCAGGGTTCCCCCGCCTGGGCGGCGCGAACGCGTCGCGGCAGCGCCGGGCTTCGGCCTCGAGGGCGGCGAGCGCGGCGTAGACCCGGCCGAGCTCCTCGACAAGCGAATCGCGGCGGCGCCGGAGGGCGGCGAGCGACTCGGGTTCACTGCGCGCCTTGGCCATGGTGCGGACATTGAAGGGCGCAGGCGCGAATCGTGCAAGGAAAAGGGGAGGCGACATGAATAAGGGAGCCCACATCAGCCCGTGCGGGGCCTACCGACGCCTGCTCTGGCGCGAGTGGGACCCGGCGCTCGGTCGCGTCTGCTTCTGCATGCTGAACCCCAGCACCGCGGACGCCGACCAGGACGACCCGACGATCCGCCGGTGCATCGGGTTCGCCAAGTCCTGGGGGTACGGCGGGATCGCCGTCGTGAACCTCTTCGCGTTCCGGGCCACCAGCCCGCGCGTGCTGTTCCGGCAGTCGTTCATGTCGGCCGAAGGAACGGGCAACTGGCTCGCGGTAATCGACGCGGCGAAGTCCGCGAAGGTGATCGTGGCGGCGTGGGGCGCGAGCCCGCACCCGCACGTCAAGCGCGCCTCGAGGGAGGGCCTGGCCATGCTCCAACGCTACGGCGACGTCATGTGCCTCGGAAAGTCGAAGTCGGGCGCTCCGAAGCACCCGCTCTACGTCCACGGCGACACCAAGCCCGTGCTGTTCGTCCCCAAGGTGGAGCTGTCGTGACCCGCACGGCGGACCCGATGCCGATCAAGACGCTGGCGCCGTGGTTCGGCGGCAAGCGCCGGCTCGCGCCGCTGATCGTCGAGCTGCTCGGCCCGCACGACTCCTACTTCGAGCCCTTCTGCGGCGGCGTGTCGGTGCTCATGGTCAAGCCCCGCGCCAAGCTCGAGATCATCAACGACCTGCACGGCGACATCGTCAACCTCGCGCGGGTGGTCGCGCACCCGGTGCACGGTCCGAAGTTCTACCGCTGGGTCCGTCGCCTGATCCTGAGCGACGCCGAACTCCGCCGCGCCGACGAGCTGCTTTCCCTTCCGGCGCCGGTGGCCGCGGACATCACCACCGACCCGGGCCGCGCCCGGGCCTTCTTCGTCGCGTGCTGGATGGGGCGCAACGGCGAGGTCGGTCTGCGCGGGAGCAACCGCGAGTCCACTCTGTGCGTGCGCTGGACCCACAACGGAGGCGACCCGTCGGTGCGCTGGCGCAACGCGGTGTCGTCCATCCCCGCCTGGCGGAAGCGGCTCGCGCGGGTGACGGTGCTGAACCGCGACGGCTTCGGGGTGCTCGGCAAGGTGCCCGACGAGGAGGGCGTCGCCGTCTACTGCGACCCGCCCTACCTCGTGAAGTCCGACGAGTACGCCCACGACTTCGAGAACAACGGCGGCGAGGGGCTCATGCCCGACGACCACCGGTGCCTCGCGGAGGCCGTGGGCCGGTTCCGCCGCGCGCGGGTGGTGGTGTCGTACTACGCGCACCCGCGGCTCGACGAGCTGTACCCGCGCGACCGCTGGCGCCGCGTCGAGGTGGAGGTCAACAAGAGCCAGGGCAATGCGAGCCGGAAGGTCTCCAAAGCCGTCGAGGTGCTGCTCGTGAACGACGGGGAGGTGAGGCCGTGATCGCCTTCGCGCCGAAATTCGATCGGAACGGGCTCCTGTTCGTCCGCGTCGGGATGCCGGACTGTCTGCTCGCGACCGGGAGGCTCGTCGAGTACCTGCGCGAGAACTCGGCGCCGGGCGCGCCGACGGACGTCGTCTACGCGGGAATCCCCGTGCACGTCTGCGATCACCTGCCGCCCGGCGTGCTCGGTCAGGTGTGGAAGGACGGGCTCGTGGTGTTCACCATTCGGGAGGGAGACCAATGACCAACACCGCGCCAGAGGCCGAGCCGCGCAAGGGCGGCGCCCGCAGGTGCCTGCTCGCCGGCGACATCGTCACCGCGCTCGTCGGCTACTCCGATGGGCCCGGCCACAAGGAGCGCCCGGTCCTGATCGTCAGCCCGCCGGGCTCGTCGGGCGGGGCGAACTTCGTCGCGATGCCGCTCACTCGCACGCGGCGCGACAACACCCCGGGCCTCCTGGTCCACGGGTCGGACATCGTCTTCCGCAAGGGCGACCCGACCTTCCCGGCGACCGGGCTGCGGGAGACGTCCTACGTGAAGTGGTTCAACCCGGTGACCCTCAGCCCGACCGCGGTCACCGAGTGGCACGGGACGGCGCCGGAGGAGACGGTCCGCCGGGCTCGGAGGCTGCTCAGGGAGTTGCTGGAGGATGCGGGAACTTTCCAGCCAGCGCTCTAACCCGTGCCGCTGGGACGAACAGGCAGTTAGCTTGGCATCGTCGGTAGCGACGCGGGCCGCTGCTCGTAACCACTGTGCGGTAGAATTGGTCGCATATGAATGAGCGCTCGCTCGCTGAGCTAGTCCGGGGGCCAGAGAATAGCGCGGCTCGTGAACTGTCAGATGGGATCGTGGCAGTGTTTCGCACCCAGACGTGGGTCTGGTTCGGTCGTTGGCTAGCCGAAGTGTTCCGTCTGCCGTTTCTGATCGTCGACATAATTGTCGGCGCGATTGCTTTGTTCGCAACTGGACTTGAGTTGGTGGTGCCTGAAAGTGGTCGAGCGCTCGCGCAAGCGACGGCCAACATCAGCCTTTTGATCTTCCTGGCGCTCGTATTGTGCCAAGTCGTGCGGGCCCCACTTCTGCTAGCGAAACGGGCAAAGGCGGAGCCGTTGCCTCCGCGATTCCTGGTCGAGGCCTCGCCGCAGTGCAGTATGTCGGCGAGCGACATGCCGTGCCCTGTGTTTTTGACAGTTCAATACCGCGGTGACACCGTTGCTCATCGGTGTTCCGCTCGTCTAGTCCCCAACCTCGTCGATATCGAGAATGTGGGCGCAATACGCGTGGGGCTTGTGTCGGGAGAGATCATTCGGTTCAAGTGGGCCGCCACTGAAGCCGCGAGCGATTTCATCGACATGCAGCCAGGCATTGACTACCGACTAAACATCGGGAACCTGACTGTAATTCCTGAGCGGGCGGGCCAAGTGCGCGGTCTGGCCGGAACGATCTCGTTTGCGCCCGCGGCACACGACAAAGAAAGAGAGCAATGGCTTGGATTGGGTGGAGTGTATGAGAGGGACTTGCGTGTGGCGCTGAGTGCACAGTCGCCTGTTCACACAACCACGTTCAGGTTGCGGATTCGTGCCGAAGCCGACACGGATGCGGCGGCCGGTCGACTCGGGAGGCTGGTGACCCAGGTCGCGATCACGCCTGATGGCGCCCCGATGCGAGATCTTGAAGACGTATCGGTATTGCTCCGTTCTCAACCCCAGTCTCCGAACTAGCTGGGGCGAACGACCGAGCGCCTGGAATTGGCTCAAAGCGTCACAAAGTTTTCCGCACGCAATGGCGGTCAATTGCTCGGTGCGAGGCGTAGTGTGTCGACGCGTCAAGAAGGGGCGGGGGAGGCCGGCGGCAACCGGCGTCTCCCCCCGCGCGAGTCATCACAGCCGGACTTGGCCCGGCCATGCGCCCGGAGCGTTGCCCCTGGTGGGGATTCCGCGTTCATCGGCCGAACCGGCCAGCGAGTGGACCGTCCGCGGTCGGCCCGACGACCTGCGACGGCTGTGCGACCGCGCCTCCGCCGGCGGGACGCTCTCCACCTCCGAGACCGCCCGCCTGCTGGGGATCTCCCGCCAAGCGGCGCACGCCGCCGAGCGCCGGGCCTTGAAGCGCCTCGGCCTCCTGGTCGGGACCATCCCGAGGCGCGCGAAATCCGCCCGCCCCCCGGAGAGGCGCGCTGACAACAGCGCGAAGCGCGGCAGCATCACCCCAGACGCCACCGGCAAGGAACCGCCGGCGGTCAAGGAGGTGAGCACGGATGCCGCGACAGGCCGAACGACGATCCTCTTCCGCACGCCCCCGGGCGACCGGACAACCCAGGCCCAAGCGTGAGCAGGCGCTGACGCCGTGGCCGCCCTCGCGGACGCAGGCGCTCTCCTACTTCGGGGGCAAGGCCTCCAAGGGCGCAACGGGGATGGCCCAGCGCATCCTCGACGTGTGCAGCGAGGCCATGGCGCTCAAGCCCGGCGAGCAGCCGGCGATGTTCGTCGACGGGATGCACGGGGGGCTCGGGGTGACCATCGGCGCCCGCCTGCGCGGGTGGACGTGCCCCATCCTGTGCAACGACCTGTACGGGCTGGTGCACAACCTCGCCGTCGTGCTCGCTGACCCGGCCCTGTGCATGCAGTTCCACCGGCTGGTCGCCCTGCTCCCGCACCACCGGTCGGTGTTCGAGGAGGCGCGGGACCGCGTCGCCGCGGCGGTCGCACGAGGGATCGCCGGGATCAACGAGGCCGAGCGCGTCCTGCTGGCGCGGGACTACTTCGTCCACTCGTGGCAGGGTTTCCCGGGCCTGACGGGGGCGCGGGACGCGGACGGCCAGCTCGCCTTCCACCGCGGGGTGAACAGCGACTGGAACGGACCGCCCAGGACGTGGCTCATGACGACGGGGTCGATCGCGGGGTGGCACGCGCTGCTCACCCACGCCGTGACGATGGAGAACCGCGATACGGTCCGACTGCTCGGGGAGCTGCCCGACACAGAGGGGATGCTCGTCTACCTCGACCCGCCGTACCTCGCGGCGACGCGGCGCTCGGGCGCGTACACGGTGGAGGGGCCTGAGACCGACGCGGGAGCGGGCGACCTGCACGACCGGCTCGCCCAGGCGGCGCGGCGGTTCGAGCGGGCGACGGTGGCGGTGAGCTACTACGCCCACCCGCGGCTCGAGGCGCTGTACCCGCGCGCGGAGGGGTGGCGGACGGTCTCGCTCGCCAAGACGAGGGGGCTCAAGCGGTCGCCTGGGAAGGAGGTGGCGCCGGAGGTGGTGGTGGTGCGGTCGGTGAATTTGGGTTGACATGGAGCGCCGGCGTGCGCACCATGCCCGCGCTCGGGGTTCACCGCAGCACCCTCACAAGTTGACCCGCGCCTTGGCCGGCGGGACAGGAGTCCTGTGCCATGGCCGGAACATCGCCCTCGCGGGTCGTGCAGCTGCTCTGCAAGCCCATCGCTCTCGTGTGCGCCGCCCTCGCGGGGCGCGACTTGCTCGACTCGGAGTTCCAGACGATCGAGCAGGCAGTCGCCGCGCTGGTGAGCGCTGCAGCGCCCATCCTTGGCGTGCTGTTCAGTCTCGGGGTCGATCTCCTCATCCACCGCTGGAAGACGGGCGGCGTGATGGTGCCCGCCGGGGAGAAGACGGCGCTCAAGCGGGCGACCGAGTCCAAGGGCCTCAACTCGTCGGCGCTCCGGTGCGTGGCGCTGCTGGCGCTGCTCCCGCTGATCGGGGTCATGGTGGGGGCGTGCGCGAGTGACGGCGGCGCCAGCGCGACGCACACCAACGACAAGCTCGTGTCGCGCGGGAAGAAGTCCAACACGCTGCGGTGGACGCCCGACCAGCTCACACTCGACTCGAACACCATGGTCGGTGTCCTGGAAATGCTCGGCGACGACGAGCCCGCGCGGGCGCCGATCGCCGAGGAACTCACCGAAGACACCGAGGTCGACGAGACGCTGGAAGGCGAAGAGGGCGAGAGAACAGCGACCCGGCGCACGCGCGGGGGGCTGAACGCGATGTTCCCAGGCGACATGACCGGCTATCGGGGTCGGGTCGGTGAAATGGTCACCTCGACCGACTTCGATGCGGCCGAGGAGATCGACTACGGACCGCCTCAGGTGGTCGAGTTCCCCGATGGATCGTTCGAACTCGTGCACCCGGTCACCAAGCGCACCAGCCGCGTGGGCTCGAAGGGCTCAACGCTTCGCACCGAGGAGGCCAAGCGGCTCGCGGTGCAGGCGACCATCGAGCAGTCCATGGACGCGAGAGCGGTCCAGCAATTCAAGGACGCGGCCGAGGCGATCAAGGACTCGTTCCCCACAGCGGCGAACGCCCTGATCCAGATCGCGGAGTTGTTCGCGCCCGTCCCCACGCCCTGACATGATGCTGTCAGTCGTTCGGGTAGACCCGAACGGGTCCTCCCGAGGGGGCGGGGCGGGTAGACCCCACAGAGAAATGTCGACATGGGCATTTGAATTGTAAGGGGCAAGGTGCGTGCCAACGGACGCGCAACCAGGGCAGTACCTCGCCCGATTGCGTGACCAGAATCGCACGAATCTGCTCCGCAGCCGGGTCGATCGGGACATCCTCGAGGGCTACGTCGACGAGACGCCCACCGACGAGGAGCTGGACCTCCGCGCCAAGTGCGAGCTCGACTTCGGGCTCTTCTGCGAGTCATTCTTCCCCGAGCGCTTCCCGCTCAAGTTCTCGAAGGATCACCTCACGGCGATCGCGGGAACAGAGCGGGTCGTGCTCGGGGGAGAGCAGCTCGCCCTCGGCATGCCCCGCGGCTCGGGCAAGTCGTCGCTCGCTCAGTGCGCCGTGCTGTTCGCGCAGCTGTACGGGCACCGGAAGTTCACCTGCATCGTCGGCTCCACCCAGGACCTGGCCGAGCGCATGCTCGACAACCTCAAGACCGATCTGCAGTTCAACGTCCGGCTCCGCCGGCCATTCCGTTCGGTGTGCTACCCGGTCGCCAGGCTCGAAGGGAACGGCCGCAAGTCGATCGGCCAGCTGTACGACGGGCGCCAGACGCTGATCGGGTGGGGCAACCCGCTCGTCTTCCCGACCATGCCCGACGAGGCGTGCGACGGGGTCAACGTCAGTGGGTCGGTGGTCTCGGCGCACGGCCTCACCGGCGCCCTGCGCGGACAGGTGCACACGCTGGCGAGCGGCGAGTCGATCCGCCCGGACCTTGCGATCGTCGACGACCCCCAGACGATCGAGTCGGCGTGGTCGCCTTCGCAGTGCGAGCGGCGCCTCTCCATCATCAACGGCGACCTCCTGGGCATGGCGGGGCCCGGCAAGCGCATCGCCGTCATCGTCCCGTGCACCGTCATCCGCGAGGACGACCTCTCGGACCAACTGCTCGACCGTGACCGGAACCCCGTGTGGCAGGGGATCCGCACGAAGATGGTCTACAGCTGGCCGGAGAACGAGAAGCTCTGGGAGCAGTACCTCGAGGTCCGGGCCGATGCGCTCCGCACCGGCGCCGGTCCCGCGAAGCAGAACGCGTTCTATCGGAAGAACCGCAAGGCCATGGACGCCGGCGCCAAGGTCGCCTGGCCGGAGCGGAAGTCGCCCGACGAGCTGAGCGCCGTCCAGCACGCCATGAACCTCCGTGCCCTGGTGGGCGACGAGGCGTTCAGCGCGGAGTATCAAAACGAGCCCGTCCGCGCCGGCGAGCAGGACCTCGCCCAGCTCACACCCGAGTCGATCATGTCGCGCACCAGCGGGTACGACCGCGGCGTCGCCCCCTCCGACGCGGACATGCTCACCGCCTTCATCGACGTGCACGACTCGCTCCTCTACTGGGCGGTCTGCGCGTGGACGAAGGAGTTCAGCGGGTGGATCGTCGACTACGGCGCGTGGCCCCGTCAGTCGCGGAAGGTCTTCGCCATGCGTCGGGCGACCCGCACGATCCAGTCGGAGAACCCGGGCATCGGTAAGGAGCCGGCGATCCGCGCCGCCCTCGAGGCCCTCACCGACGAGATCCTCGGCCGCGAGTACAAGTCCGAGCGCGACCTCGTCTGGCGGGTCGACAAGTGCCTCGTCGACTCGGGCTACGTCCCCGACCTGGTCCACCAGTTCTGCCGGCGATCGCCCCACGCCGCGACCCTGCTCCCCTCGCGGGGCGCGGGCATCGGCGTCACCGCCAAGCCGATCAACGAGTACACGCGGAAGCGCGGGGACCGCTTCGGCTGGCAGTGGTACATCCCGGCACCGACCCGCGGCCGGGCGACGCGCTACGTCCGGTTCGACGCCAACCACTGGAAGTCGTTCGTGTCGGCCCGCCTTACCGCCCCTGTCGGCGGGCGCGGCACGCTGCTCCTCAACGGGGACCCGAAGAAGGCCCGAGACCACGAGCTGCTCGCCCAGCACCTGACGGCCGAGCGGGCCGTCCGGGTCACCGGCAACGGGCGCACCGTCGACGAGTGGCGGGTAAAGCCGGGCTCCCCCGACAACCACCTCTTCGACTGCATCGTCGGCTGCGCCCTGGCCGCATCGATCGAGGGCGCGACGCTCTTCGAACGCCCCGAACGCAAGGTCGTCCGTCCGCCCGCCCGTCGAGCCGCGCAGCGGCAGGAGTGGCGCTGATGCCCAAGTTCCGCAAGCAACGCTCGACGCCGCCCGCCGACGCCGCGCCCGCGCCGCCGAAGGAGCGATTCAAGTTCGAGTGCCGCGCGTGCGGGTGCCGGCGTTTCAACCACGTGTACACCCGGCCGAGGAACGGGTTCGTCGTCCGTGTTTGGTCTTGTTGGGGGTGCGGCAAGCGCATCACGACGCAGGAAAAAGAGGTGGGAGTTCCGTATACGGAACAATCTTGAGCGCGCGCCGTAGTTCCGCCGTTTGTGCGGGTTGATTGCGCAGCGCGCGACGGTATCGATGCTCGCGACGCGGCAGCGGACGCCGCGGGGAGCGCGCGCACGATGCCGACCGACGAGATCATCGACGCACTCAAGGAGAACGCCACCGGGCCGAAGAAGGCCTCCGGTGACGAGGGCTCCGTTGAGCAGCACGCGCTCGGCGACGTGATCGAGGCGGACCGCTACATCAAGAACACCCAGGCCTCGCGCCGCCCCTTCGGCGGGGTGCGGATGACCAAGCTCATCCCGCCCGGAACGGAGGGCGGATGATCCAGATGCGCCGCATCGTGCAGTCCGCGCTGATCGCTGGCCTCTCGCTCGTGGCGGGGAGCGATGCGCCCCTCCCGGCCCGCCAGGTCAGCCTCGACGGCCTCAGCGCCCGCGAGATCCACCGGTTCCTGCAGATCCGCGCCGGGTTCGACCTCGCCAGGTTCACCGACGAGAACCGCCGGCACTGGCAGAACGCGACCTCCGCCTCCGCGGACGCCGACGCGAACCGCGCCGCGCGCGCGGTGTTGCGGGACCGCTCCCGCTACGAGACGGCGAACAACGCCCATGCCAAGGGCATGGTCAAGACGCTGGCCGACGACACGGTCGGCACCGGTCCGCGCATCCAGCTCACCACCGACAGCGACGAGCTGAACGCGTGGGTGGAGCGGGAATTCGGGAAGTGGTGCACCGCGATCGGCCTGGCGGACAAGCTCCGGACCATGCGGAAGGCCAAGGCCGTCGACGGCGAGGCCTTCGCGGTCGTGCGCAACAATCCGAGGCTCCTCACGAGGGTCAAGGCGGACCTCCGGGTGATCGAGTGCGACCGGGTCACCCAGCCCTATACCGGCTGGCCCAACCCACTCGACGTAGACGGGATCCGCTTCGATGAGGCGGGGAACCCGGTCTCGTACACCATCATGCGCCGGCACCCCGGCGCCGAGCTCTACGCCGGCACCGCGGTCGATTCGGACACGGTCCGCGCCGAGTCCGTGATTCACTACTTCACCGTTGACCGGGCCGAGCAGAGCCGCGGCGTGCCCGAGCTGACGCCCGCGCTCGGGCTCTTCGCCACCCTTCGGCGCTACACGATGGCCGCGCTTCGGGCGGCGGAGACCGCCGCTGAGATCGCGGCCGTCATGGAGACGAACGCGCCCGGCTACTCCGACGAGGAGGCCGCGGCAGCGGTGAACCCCTACGACACGTTCGACCTCGAGCGCGGCGCCGTGATGACGCTGCCCGAGGGGTGGAAGCTCTCGCAGCTCCGCTCCGAGCAGCCCACCACCACCTACGCGATGTTCCGCGACAAGATCCTCAACGAGATCGCGCGGTGTCTGAACATGCCGTTCAACATCGCGGTGGGGAACAGCTCGGGCTACAACTACGCCTCCGGTCGACTCGATCACCAGACCTATTACAAGTCGATCGGGATCGAGCAGTCGATCATCGAGGGCACGATCCTCGATCGCCTCCTCCGGGCCTGGCTCGACGAGGCGGTCCTGATCACCGGGTACATGCCGACGGCGCTCCGCGCCAGAATCGCGCGCGACGACCTGCCCGACCACACGTGGTTCTGGGATGGGCGCGAGCACGTGGACCCGGTCAAGGAGGCGAGCGCCCAGGAGATCCGGCTCCGCAACCACACGACAACCCTCGCGGCGGAGTACGCGCGGAGCGGGAAAGACTGGGAGACGGAGATCGCCCAGCGGGCCAAGGAGCAGGCGCGGCTCAAGGAACTGGGGCTCACCGTGGCCCAGGCCGCGCCGCAGGCCGCACCGCCCGACGACGAGGACGACGACGCGGAGCCCGCCGAGCGGGAGGAGGCACGCCGTGCAGCGTGAACGGATCCACATCGGTGTTCGTCCGCTGCGCGCGAATGACGCGTCGACCAAGACCGTCGCGCTCGAGGCGGTGGCGGTCCGACTCGACATGACCGCCGCGGCTGAGGGCGAGGAGAAGAAGCTCCCGACCTTCTCGATCGACGCCTACACCGGCGGCGAGATGCGGCTCGGTGGGTGGTTCGACCCGGTCGTCATCGACCTCGCGGGGATGACGGTCTCGACGAAGCCGCGCCCGATCCTCAAGGACCACAACGCGTCCATCGTGATCGGGCACACGACCGAGGTCGAGGTCAAGGGCAACACGCTCCGGGTGGACGGCGTCGTGAGCGGCGCCGGCAACATCGCCCGCGAGGTGGTGGAGGCGGCGAAGAACGGGTTCCCGTGGCAGGCCTCGATCGGCGCGACCGCGCACCGGTGGGAGGAAGTCGCCGCGGGCAAGACGGTGAAAGTCAACGGCAAGGAGTTCGCCGGGCCCCTGACGGTCGTCAGGGAGTCGGTGCTTGCCGAGGTGTCGTTCGTCGCTCTGGGCGCCGACGACAACACGAGTGTGCGCATGGCGGCGCGTGCCGCGGAGGACAGCACCATGGAATGGAAGACGTGGCTCGCGGCTCTGGGTTTCGACGACGAGTCGAAGATCAGCGAAGGGCAGAAGAAGACCCTCCGCGCGAAGTTCGACGCCGAGGTGAAGGCCGCGAAGGAGAAGGGCGCCGGTGGTGACCCCGCTTCGAACGCAGGCGGCCAGACCGATGGCGTGATCGCCACGATTGACGCGGAGGGGATCCGCAAGCAGGTCCGCGCCGAGCAGGCCGCGGAGTACAAGCGGATCGCGGCCATTCAGAAGGTGTGCGGCGACGAGTTCCCCGAGATCTGCGCCAAGGCGATCGAGGAGGGCTGGACGCAAGAGACGGCCGAGCTCGAGGTGCTCCGCGCCAAGCGCCCCAACGTGCAGGCCGGGCGCGCCGACGCCGGGCCCGACGAGTCCAAGGCGATCGAGGCCTCGCTGTGCATCAGCGCGGGCTTGGACGCCAACAAGCTCCACAAGGGGGGCGGCTACTCCGACAAGGCGATGGAGGCCGCGACCAGCAAGCGCCTCCGCGGCGCCGGGCTGCACGCCCTTGTCTTCGCCGTGCTCGCCGCGAGCGGGCAGGCGGCTGCGTCCTACGGGCGCATGGACAACGACACGATCCGAGCGGCCTTGATGGCCGACCGGCAGCTGCAGGCCTCGGGCGGCTTCTCGACGATCTCGCTCTCGGGGATCCTCTCGAACGTCGCCAACAAGGTCCTGCTCGACGCGTACAACGCGGTCGAGAGCGTGGTCCCGATGATCGCGCGGGAGTCGGACGCGAACGACTTCAAGACCCGGACCTCCTACCGGATGACCGGCGTCGGCACCTTCGAGAAGATCGGGCCGGACGGCGAGATCAAGCACGGCACGCTCACCGAAGAGTCGTACACCAACAAGGTCGACACCCGCGGCAAGATGCTGACGCTCACCCGTCAGATGATCATCAACGATGATCTCGGCGCGTTCACCGACCTGGCGGCGACCCTCGGCCGCATGGCCGCGATCGCCCGCGAGAAGGCGGTCTTCGAGCTGCTCCTCTCCAACCCGGGCACCTTCTACTCGACGGGGAACAAGAACTACATCGAGGGCGCCACGACCAACCTCGGCGTGGACGGGCTCGCGACCGGCGTGCAGACCTTCCGCGACCAGGTCGACGCGGCCGGCAACCCGGTCATGGTCTCGCCCCGCATCCTGCTCGTGCCGACGGCGCTGGAGTTCCTCGCCAAGCGGCTGATGGCCTCGGTCGATCTGAACGAGACGACCACGGCCAACGTGCCCAAGCCGACGACGAACCCCTTCGCCGGGATGTTCAAGCTCGTGGTCAGCTCGTGGCTGAACGCCATGGGGCTGGCGGGCCAGTCCTCGACGGCCTGGTACTTGTTCGCCGATCCGCGCGACGTGGCGTCGCTCGAGGTCCTGTACCTCCGCGGCCAGCGGACCCCGCTCATCGAGAGCGGCGAGACGGACTTCAACGTCCTGGGCATGTCGTGGCGCGGCATCTACGACTTCGGCGTGGCCATGCAGGACAAGCGCGGCTCGCTCAAGAGCAAGGGCGCGGCGTAATCGGCGGAGGTTCGGAGCACGGCCCGGGCGGGCGCACGGAGGCGCCGCCCGCTCGGGCCTGATCTCCACAGCACAAGGCAGCACACCGGCACCCATGCCCACCCCGGTCTCCCATTTCAGCAACCTGCCCAAGGCGATCCTCGAGCGCCTGGTGTCGGGCTATCGACTCGTCGGCGGCATCGTGGGGGACTCGATCTCTCACTTGTCCAACGTCGGGCAGGGGGGAACGCAGGCGGTGGCGTGGCAGATCGGGCTCCTCGAATCGCAGATGTGGACCGAGGGGGTGCGCGGACTCTTTGCGCACCCCGGCAACTACTACGGACGCTCGGGCGTCGGCGGATTCGTCTTCGGCGGCGGCTACTCCGACGCGAACATCCGCATGATCCTCGGATACGGCGCCGCGGCGCAGAACTGGTTCGGTGTGTCGAGCCGCAACTACGACTCGTCGCTCTGTTGCGAGCTTCATTGGCCGGGGGGCGGGACGCCCCAGGCCAACCAGATCTACTGCGACTTCCGTCTCTTCGGCGACGGGCCGACCGGCGGCGTCATCACCAACGCCTCGCCTACCGCCCGCTCCATCGCGCTGCTCAACGCGCCGAACCTCCAAGCGGTGCTCTTCGTGTATCGGCGCCACGGCGAGCCCGTCCCGGACGGGATGTGCGCCGACGTGGTCGACGCAGCCGGAAACACGCTGAAGACGATCAGCACTCCGGTGTCGATCCCCGCGACCTCGAGCAGCGCCGACAACGGGTGGTTCCCGGTCGTGTTCGACTTGTCGGGCATGGACCTCGACGCGGGGAGCGGCGAGACGAAGTCGATCGCGCTCCGGCTTCGGAGTTTCGGAAGCACGTCGCACCTTGCGGCGGGCGACTACCTCTATATCGCCGGCGTGCGGTTCCGTGACCCCGACTCGGACGGCGCGGAGTTGTCGCACCTGGGCGGCAAGGGTGGGTGGAACACCGCGAACTTTAACTTCGACCTCGAGGGCGCTGACCATTCGAGCAACCACGACACCCGCGAGGCGTTCGGGCACCGGGCGATCGCGGCGGGGTTCGGCGACTCCTCGAACTGCCGCGTGCTGTTCATCGCCGTGGGGCAGAACATCTACGGCAACGGGCAGGTCAGCGGGAACGACACGACTTCGATCTTCACCGACGACTTCGTCGAAGACGCCGAACAGCGGGTCGAGGCGATCGGGGACGCCGGCGGCGGCGTCGACGCGCTCGTTCTGCTCGGGACGCACGCGTGGGGACCGAGCGGCGACTCCGGCGAGATCCAGCGGGCGCAGACGCGGTGCGACCGCATCTTCGCGGCGATGCAGGAGATCGGGCCTCCGGCGGCGTACATGGGCATTCCCTACGCCGTCAGTCCGTGGCCCTCGGATCACTACTTCAGCGTCGCCGACTACCACCTGTCCGCGATCGGCGCGGCGAGGTACGGGTCGGAAATGTGGAGCGCGTGGGTCGCGGCGCTCGCCGCGGCGAACGCGAGCGGCGGCGGCGCGGGCCGAAGCAGGTCTCGCGGTGTGCTGACGCGCGGGGTGCTCGCGTGAGGGAGGCGTCGTAAATGGCTCGGCGAAACAACCGCATCGCGATCGCGGACGGTCCCGGATGGACGGCCGTCTTCCGCTCGAACCTCGCCGGCGGCTCGGACGGGTACGGGGCGCGCGAGCTCCTGCTGACGTGCGCCGCGGACTCGGCGGTCCCGCTCGAGTACCGCCTCGAGTCACCCGCGGACCCAGCCGGCCAATCGGCGCAGCTGGCGCCGGGCGAGGCGGCGCGGATCAGGGGGGAGAGCCAGCAGATCCAGCACGTGTCGATGCGGGGCGTCGGGGGCGAGGCCACCGGAGGGGTCGAAGAAACGCAGTTTTGAGGCAGCACACACCGCGGCGACATGCCGCGCGAAAGGAGCAGGATCATGGGCGCAACTCTCGTTCACGCGGGCCGGACGGTGGACTACACCCCGGGCACCGCCAAGACCGCCGGCGACGTGGTCGTCCAGGGCAACCTCGTCGGCGTCTGCAACGTCGACATCGCCGCGAACGCGCTCGGGGCGCTCTCGGTCGAGGGCGTCTTCAACTTCCCCAAGGCCGCCGGCGGCTCGACCGCGATCGCGGTCGGCGTCCCCGTCTACTGGGACGTGGCCGAGGGTGTGGCGAAGGCGGACGACGAGTCCGGCGCCAACAAGCTCATCGGCAAGACCGTCCTGGCCGCGGTGGACGCCGACACCACCGTCCGGGTCAAGCTCGACCAGTAGTCCCGCTCACCCCGGAAGTGATCCAGGAGTTCCCGTGTCGAACCTCCTCGCCAAGGGCTCGCAGTTCCTGAGCGACACGCTCGCCAACAAGGCGTCGCGCACGGTCACGTACCGCCGCGGCTCCAAGTCGGCGAGCGTCGTCGCCGTGATCGGCGGGGCCGAGTCGCAGGAGATCGACGAGGGCGGGATCGTCAGTCGGCGGCGGTTCCGCGACTACATCGTCCGAGTGGTCGACGCTCCCGGGTGGCTCACCGAGCCGATGGACGGCGACTACATCGACGACACAAGCTCCGATGGCGACGGCCTCCGCTACGAGGTCCGCCCGCCCTCCGGGCTCTCCGAGCCCTCCTGGCGGCACACGGACCAGCACAGGAACGCGTGGCGCATCCACACGCAGGTGCTGGGGAGGGCGCCGTCGTCATGACGACCAAACCCCTCATCAACCTCGTGGCTGACGCCGTGGTGCGGGGTCTGAACTCGACGCAGTTCAGCACCGTGGGCGCGAACCAGTCGGTGGTCTTCGAGCGGGTGAACATCCCGCTCTACGACCTCGAGAAGGTCGGGCCCGTGCCGCTTGGCTTCGTCACGCCGCGCGGCAAGTCGATCGAGCTGCTCACCCGGAAGCACACGAGCGATGCGCTCACGATCGACATCGGGCTGATGCGCCGGGTCAGCCGGGCGGACCAGGAGATCGAGGTCGACCAGATGCGGACGCTGGTCGAGGAGGTCATCGACAGGATGACCATGTTCGAGTTCGACGAGGCGGACACGGACCTCGCGAACGTTCGGTGGACGGAAACCGAAAACGACCCGTTCGTCGTTCCGGAGCACCTCCGGGAGCACGGCGTCTTCACGAGCGTGGTGAGTGTGACTTTCGATGCCGCGGTCACGCGGCGCAAGGAGGCGTGACATGGGGATCGTCAGGGGATACGCGGCGTCGCTCGAGTACCAGACGGACGGTGTCGCCGGCAGCGCCGGCTGGGAAGTGCTCGGCATCGTTCAGGACGTCGAGGTCAACCTCGACGCCACCGAGATCGATGTGACCACCCGCGCCAGCGCCGGGTGGAAGCAGTACGAGCCCGGTCTGCGCGACGCCCAGATCACGTTCTCCATGCTCTTCGACAAGGCCGACGAGGGCTACGAGGCGATCCGTGACGCGTGGGAGAGCCGGTCGGTCATCGGGCTCCGCGCACTGGACGCCGCGACCTCCGGCGAGGGGCTCGTCGCCGACTTCAAGATCACGTCGTTCAGCAACCCTCAGCCGCTCGACGGCGTCCTCGTCGTGAACTGCACCGCCCGCCTGTGCCAGTCGGCGACGGCGCCGAGCTGGCAGAACGCGTAACCCCCCGCCCCCCACGGCCATGCCCGCACCGCCAGGAGATCCCGGTCCGTGTCGTCGCCCACGCCCGCACAGCACAACCTGGTCATCCCGCTCAAGACCGACTTCGAGCGGGAGTTCAGGTTCAAGCAGCCCAACGGCGATCCCGTCGACCTGACGGGCGCGGAGGCGGTCTTCACCGTCTGGTCGACCGACGAGGACGACGAGACGCCGGTGAAGCTCAACGCGACCAGCGACCCCGATGAGGGCGTGGTCGTCGACGGTCCGAACGGTTCGGTCACGGTGAGCTGGCCGAAGGCGGACAACGAGGGCGAAACCCCGGGCCGGTATCGCTACCGGCTCCGCGTCATCACTGCCGGCGGCAAGACCCACCGCGAGGTCGAGGGCTTCGCAGACCTCACGGCCGATGCGCCGGAGGTGTCGCCGTGAGCACCGTCGTCGTCGAGCGCGAGGTCGAGATCGTCGAAGTCGTCGCGGACGGGCCGCAGGGACCGCCGGGGGCCGCGGGTGCTGACGGCTCAGCGGGCGTCGGCGTGCCCGCGGGCGGATCAACCGGCCAGGTGCTGACGAAGATCGACGGCTCCGACTTCAACACCCAGTGGTCGGCGCCGAGCGGCGGCGCGTCGAACCTCGACGGGCTCTCCGACGTCGCGGTCTCGGCCCCAGCGACGGGCCACATCCTGCGCCACAACGGGACGCAGTTCGTGAACGCGCTCGGGACTGCCCACTTCGCCGCGGCGTCGCACACCCACTCGATCGCCAACGTCACGGGTCTTCAGTCGGCGCTCGACTCGAAAGCGTCGTTTGTCCACACGCATGGGCTCGACGACCTCGAGGAGCCACCGACGCCCTTCGGCGGAGAACTGATCGTCTGGAGCGCTGTGTTCGGCGAGTGGCAGTACGTCGCCGGCTCGACGCTCTTCGCCGCGCTGTCGCACACCCACTCGATCGCCAATGTCACCGGGCTGCAATCCGCCCTCGACGGCAAGGCCGCGCTCGCGCACTCCCACGCGATCGGGGACGTGACCGGGCTTCAGACGGCGCTGGACGCCAGGCCCTATGTACTCGCCCGCCCGTTGAACGTCGTCGTCGCCAACACGACCTCGGAGTCCGACCTGGTCAGCGTGACCGTCCCCGGCGGCGCGCTGGGCACGACGCGGACCCTCCGCGCCGTCCTCAACTGCGACTACCTGAACAACTCCGGCTCCGACCGGACCTTCACGCTGCGCATCAAACTCGGCTCGACCACGCTCTACGACGCGATCACCATCGCGCTCCCGGCGGCGGCGACCCGCCGCGCCGTCCGGGCGGTCATCGAGATCAGCAACATCGCCTCCGCCGCGGTCCAGGCGATCGGCGGGTTCGTCATCATCAGCAACACCACGGCGCCGACCGCGGGCATCGGTCAGCTCACGACCGACGAGATTCCGGCCCAGACACCCATCGGCAACGCCTCCGGCGGCGCTGAGGACACGAGCACCAACAAGACCTTCGCCGTCACCGTCCAGCACTCGGCCGCTGACGCCAACCTCGCCTTCCGCCTCAACGCCGCGGTCGTCGAGGTCGTGTGACCCCCCGGAAGACCCGCCCCCCGGAACCCGAAAGGAACCCATGCCTCCGAGCTTCAAGGACAACACGGGACGCGAATGGCACGTCGAATTGACGATCGCCTCCGTGAAGCGCGTACGCCGCCTCGTCGGGTTCGACCTGCTCGGCGACTCGCTCGCCGAGGCGATGGAGAAGCTGGCCAGGGACCCCGTGCTCCTCGTGGACGTGCTCTTCGCCGCGGTGCAGCCCGAAGCGGAGAAGGCGGGCGTCACGGATGAGCAGTTCGGTGAGTCGCTGGGCGGCGATTCCCTCGAGCACGCCACCGACGCGTTCATGGATGCCCTCGTGCTTTTCTGCCAGAACCCGAGGGAACGCCGCGCCCTCGGGGAAGCGGTGGCAGCGGCAAGGCGTCACAACCAGAGTCGGTTGGACCGGATCGAGAACGCGATCGCGGAAGGCGCCTTCGAGCGGGCGATCGAGGCGGCTACTGGAAGGACGTCTACCGCGTCGCCGGCGTAGTCGGCGTTGACCCCGACCCGCTCACGCTCCGCGAGCTGGTCTGGATGGGCGAGGCACGAGAAGAGGCGGAGTGGTTGAGGACGGCATCGATCATGGCCCTGCTGGCGAACATCCACCGCGACCCCAAAAAGAGCGAGGCCTTCGACGTCTCGCGCTTCATGCCCAAGCGTGGCCCCACGGAGCGCCCGAACATGGCCTCCCTGCGGTCTCACTTCACGGGGCGCACCGCGAAGGGGGCCGGCTGATGGCGGCGCCGAACCTCCTCAACCTGTCCGTCAAGGAGGCCAAGGCCGCGTTCTTCGACCGCGCGAAGGTCATGCGCGCCGTCGAGAAGGCCAAGCGCCGCTCGCTCGCCAAGGGCGGCGGGCTCGTGCGCACGGTCGCCCGGCGCAGCATGCGAAAGGTCAAGGACCCGCTCCGGCGCTCGCCCCCGGGCAAGCCGCCCTTCGCGCACGAGGGCTCGCTCAGGCGCCTGCTGTTCTTCGCCTGGGACCCTGGCACGCGCTCGGTCATCGTCGGCCCGACCGGCTTCAAGGGCAGCACGGCGCCCAGCACGCTCGAGTTCGGCGGCACGGTGAAGGGCGACGGCCGCGTGATCCGCGTCAGGGACGGCGTTGGGCGCGGCAAGGGCGGGCGCTTCACGAGCAAGGCAAAGTCGGTGCGCCTCACGGGCCGAGTCCGCATCGCGCCTCGTCCCTACATGGGCCCGGCGCTTGAGAAGTCGGCGAGCAAGCTGCCGGCGTTGTGGCGGGACGCCGTCAAGGGTCCCGGAGGGAGGGGCTGATCCGTGGCAAAGGCGGGGAGCATCCGGGCCGGCGGCGCGTTCGTCGAACTGTTCGGCGAGGACAGCGCGCTGCGCAGGACGCTGGCGCGAGCCCAGGACCGGCTGAAGAACTTCGCCTCGGGCGTGCGGACGATCGGCGCCGGCGTCGCCGCGGGTGGCGCCCTCCTGACCGCGCCGCTCGCCGCGTCGGTGAACCTGTTCTCCACCTACGGCGACTCCATCGCCAAGATGGCCCGGCGCACGGGCCTCGCCACCGAGACGCTCAGCGGCCTGGCCTACGCGGCCGATCTCTCGGGCACGAGCATCGAGGCGATCGAGAAGGGCGTCCGGCGCATGTCGCGGACGATCTACGACGCCGAGCGGGGATCGAAGGAGGCGGCGGACGGGCTCGCGGCGATCGGGCTCTCGGCCCAGGCCCTCAAGGGCCTGAGCCCCGAGGAGCAGTTCTTCACCATGTCCGCGGCGCTCGCCGAGGTCGCCGACGAGTCGACCAGGGCGGCGCTCGCGCAGATCCTGTTCGGGCGCGCGGGCACCGAGCTGATCCCGCTGCTCTCGGAGGGGTCCGAGGGGATCCGCCGCATGCGGATGGAGGCCGAGCAGCTCGGGCTCGTGCTCGACAAGGACGCCGCAAAGCGGGCGGAGGAGCTGAACGATTCGCTGGGGCGCGTGAAGTCGTCGGTCAAGGGCGTGGCGACTCAGATCGGCGACGCGCTGGCGCCGGTCGTGACCGAGCTCTCCAACGCGCTCGCGGCCTCGATCGGCGCCGTCGCCCGCTGGGTGAAGGAGAACCCCGGGTTCGTGAAGGGCCTGGCGGCGGTGGGGGCGACGGCGATAACCGCCGGCGGCGCGCTCCTCGCGCTGAGCGCGGTGGTGACGGTGCTCGCGACGCTCTCCCCGGCGCTGGTCCCGCTGACGCTCGGGCTCGGCGGCGCGGCCGCGGCGATCGGGTTGTTCGTGGTCGGGCTTCAGAAGCTCTTCGGCGTCGAGTTCAACGTGCGCCGGACGCTGCGCGGGATCTCCGACGCCATCCGCGGCGGCGACATCAAGCTCGCCTCGCAGATCCTGTGGAAGGAGGTCCGCCTCGCCTGGGTCGAGGGGCTCGCGGACATCCGCGCGACGTTCTATCAGGCGCTCCGGTCGATGTTCGAGAACATCCCCGATTCGGTCCTCAGCGTCCTACCCGACTCGATCCGCGCCGCGATCTCCGGGGTGCCCGGCCTCCTCGACGGTCTGACCGCCGCGGAACAGGAGGACGTGATCCGGCTGAAGAAGGAGCTCGAGTCACTCAGGGCGCAGATCGCCGGGTCGTCCGGCGCCGGCGCGCGCTCCGGAGCGATCGCTGCGGGCGCGGCTGCGTTCCGCAACGTGTCGGGGTTCGCGGGCGACATCGTCCAGCGCAACATCGAGCGGTTCGGACAGGCGTCCCCGACCCAGCAGATCGTCAGCGCGATCAAGACCATCAATCGTGACATGAACGTTCGGCTCGACCGCATCGAGCGGAGCCCGGGCCTGGTGTTCACGGCGTAGGAGGCAACGGTGCCGATCGACGTCTTTGAGAAGGCGACAGGGGTGCGGATGGTGTCGGGCGACCGCCCTGGGACCGAGTTGTCCTACGGCGCCATCGGGTCGGAGGTGCGCGCCGACGTGCGCGCCGCGGTGCTCGCCGCGGTCCCCGTCGTTGCTGACGGCTTCCCGCTCGCCGACGTGCTGTTGAATGAAGTGGAAGCGGGAGTGTGGGACGTGACGCCCATCTACCGGTTCCCCTCCGATTCGTTCTCCGGGCCCAGTGACGTCGGCGAGTCCTCCGAGGAGTTCTCGACCGGCGGCGGCACTGAACGGGTGAAGTACGGCCTCGAGGAGACGCTCGCGGTCTCCCTCGCCGGCACGATCGCCGACGGCTCCAAGTACAGCACGGCGCTCGGTGTCGTCGAGGACGGCGAAAACATCACCGGCGTTGAGGGCGTCGACATCGTCGTGCCCGAGTACCGATTCAGCGAGACCCACGTGCTTGATGCCGGGGACGTCGACTCGGCATACAGGCTCGCGCTGGCCAACCTCACCGGCCGCGTGAACGACGCGACCTTCCGAGGGTTCGACGCGGGCGAGGTGCTCTTCCTCGGGGCGACGGGGCGACGGGCGAAGCTGGCCACCGGCCCGGGCGACTGGACGATCCGCTTCGAGTTCGCCCGGCGACCGAACGAGGAGGACCTTGAGTTCGTCGTCGACCCCGACGAAGAGGTCTCGATCTCGGGCATCTATAAGCAGGGGTGGGACCGGCTCGAGGTGCACGTCAAGCCGGTCTCGTCGAACGTGGCCATCGGCAACAGCCCGCCCGGCGTCTACCCGCAGCTGGCGATGGTCCGCGTCGTGAAGATCTACCGCGACGGCGACTTCGACGCGCTGGGGATCGGCTGATGACCATCATCCGCCCCGTCGCCGCAGGCCAGCCGCTCCAGATCCGGGCGCCGGAGTGGAACACGATCGCCGCCGCGGTGAACGACCGGACGCTGCGCGGACCCCAGTCGAGGTTCCACCGCCCGCACGCCGCCTCGCCAATCGTCTGGGTGAAGAACACCACGGGCGCCGTCGTGCAGTCCCGCGGGATCCTCGGCATCGACGGGAGCGACTTCGACTCGCTCGACGACATCGAGCTCTTCCAGAACCGGATCGTCCTGAAAGGCGCGACGCCGTCGTTCCCCAAGCACTTCGGGCGGTTCGTCGTCACGCTCGAGCCCATCGACGACGAGGGCGTGGGCCGCGCCTACATCGCCGGGCTGATCGCCGTCCAGATCGACGTGCCCACCGGCGCGACGAGCCCCCGCTACGCGGAGATCAAGAACGGCTCGACCACGCGCCTCGCCGGGCGAACGGGCGGCGGGTCCGCCAAGGTGCTCTGGGTTGAGTCGGGCACGGGCGCCGACAAGTGGGCGATCGTCGATCTCGGCGCGGGTCGTCCGGTCCTCTCGGCGCGGATCGCCTCGACGTCGTCGCTCGGATCGAACAGGTGGTCGTACACCTGCGAGGAGGTCGTCCACTCGACGGCGGGCACGTGGACGGTGGTGAGCGGCGGCGCGAGCGTGACCGCGCGTAATCGGATCGAGGCGGCGAACGACGGCTCGGGCCTCGAGGGGAACGGCGTCGACCGCTCGAACCTGCCCGGCGGGTGGTCGATGAAGCCGATCTCGGTCGGGAACATCGTCGAACTCGTCGGTCCGTACGGCGCCGCAGAGTCCGAGTGGTGGGAGTTCGGGCACCCCAACTCCGACGACGGAGCGTGCCCGTAATGGCCTCGCACCACCACTGCGGCTGTTGCGGCGAAACCGGCGCGTGCTGCACAGGCCTCGGCTCATGCTCCGTGCTCTCGCCCGACGCGTGCGCCGCAGCGGAAGGCACCTATCAGGGCGACGGCACGAGCTGCTCGCCGAACCCGTGCCCGCAGTACGGCGCGTGCTGCTTCGCGGGAGGCGGGTGCTCCTCGGAGACCTTCGCCGACTGCTTCAACTTCGGGGGCCTCTATCAGGGCAACGGGACCGTCTGCAGCCCGAACCCGTGCCCGACGCAGTCGTGCTGCAACAACAACCCGACCGGCGCGAAGTGCTGGATGCGCTCCGGGCTCACGCCGACACTGACGGTCTCGGGATCCGCTTCGTTCGTCGGAGCGATCTGCGCGGTTCAGCAGTCGAACCCGACCGGGCCGACGCAGGAGTTCGCGGCAACACCGGCAACCATCACGACGACCAGCACCCCGGACTCGTTCTCGATCCTCTCCAGCATCCGCTGCAAGTTCGAGGCGGAGACCGAAAAGACTGAGAACTCGGCGATCGTGCCCATTCCGGCGGCCGGCGACCCGGTCATTGTCCCCAGCGGCTGCCCCCACAACTTCACGCTGTGGATCGGTGCGCTGGTCGTGCAGAACGACTCGTTCCCGAGCGGGAAGGTCGACTACTTCATCTGCGCGGCTGGCGGCTCGAACGGCACCGGCGGCTGCAGCGCGAACCTCGGGTTCACGTGCTACTCGAACTCGATCGCGCTCCCGGGGTGCCTCGGCACGTTTGATCTCCCGATCCCGTCGACCCTTGCGGGCTCAGGCAGTTGTCAGAGCGGATCGGCCCACTTCACCGCGACCCTCAGCTACGTGCGGATCACGATCAGCACCGGATTCCAATCGTGCCAGGTGCCGTCGTCGTCGCGGTCGGCGGAGGCCGGACGGCTCACGAAGGAAGCGTCGCGGTTCACTGAACGCGACTCGATCGTCAGGAGGACCACGGAAGATGAACCCGATTACGCTTACCGCTCTGACGCTCGCGTGCATGGGCCTCGCGGTGGCGATTACCAAGGAGGGCGAGGACACGCCCCCAGGCCGGGTGCGCGAAGCGCTCCGGCCACGGCTCCCCGCGTCGCTCGCGGACGTCCTCAACTGCGCGAGTTGTTCGGCGTGGTGGGCGGGGCTGTTCTTCGGCGCCGCGGCGATGCTCTACATACTCGCGGGCTTCGCGCTGGACTGCGCCGCGAGCGCGAGGTCAGTTCTCGACTTCGTCAGGATCGGCTACCGGTGGATCCCTGAAGCGGCCGTCGCGACCTCGATGCCGTGGATCGCCTACATCACGACGTGGGCGCTTCTGACGCGGGGCAGACCGCTGGTGCTCGGGGGCGGTGGATCGGGGTGCGCGAGCGGAGGGTGCGGGGGCACGGCCACGAACGCCAAGGAAGGAGCGCTGAACCATGGGGCAGGAGCCGGGACAGACGGTGGTGGTGGCGGGGCTGGACCAGCTCGTGGACCAGATGGTCTCGATGACCCGCCGGCAGGAGGAGTGGGCGTCGGGGGTGACCCGCCGGCTTGACGCGATCGACGGAGAGGTCGGCGATATCCGCCGCGCGCTCCTCGGCGACCTCGACGACGAGTCGAGCGTGGGCCTGCGCGGAAAGATCGCCGCGCTCGAGGCGAAGCAGCGGTCGCTGTGCAACCGTCTCGATGAGCAGAAGGAGGACTTCGAGGGCCGGCTCAAGGCGCAGAAGGAATCGCAGGACACGCACAACAAGGCGCTCTGGGGCATCGGAACGGGCCTGGTGCTGACCCTTGTCGGCGCCTTCGTGAGCGCCATCTTCAAGGTGCTGTAGCCATGAAGGTCGTCTACATCGCCGGCCCGTACACGGGCGCCAACGAGTGGGAGACCCACGGGAACATCATGCTCGCGGAGGACCGCGCCTCGCGGTTGTGGCTCGCCGGCATCGCCGCGGTGTGCCCACACAAGAACACCGCGTGGATGGGCGGGCTCGTGCCCTACGAGCGGTTCATCGAGGGCGACCTGGCGATCCTCCGCCGGTGCGACGCGGTTCTCACCTGCCCCGGGTGGCGCGACTCGAACGGCGCGCAGATGGAGGTGCAGGCGGCGCGCGACCGTGGCATGCCAATCTTCCACTCTGTGGAGGAGGCGGTGCGCGGGCTCATCGGCGCTGCCGCCAGCGCTCCCTGACACGATCGATCGTCCAGATCACACCTGCCCCGATCGCGCCGACCAGGAGCCGAAGGAACGCGAGGCCAGCGTGCATTACCCGCTCCCCATCGCGACCGCCGCGGCGAGCGTTCGGCGGCGGGCCGCGTAGATCTCGGTCGTGGACGTCTTGTCGTGACCCAGCACCGCCCCGACGACCTCGAGCGCGTGCACCGGGTTGTCCTTGGCCGGGTCGAAGGTAGTCCGGATCTCGGTCGCACGCGCGTGGCGGAGCTGGTTCGGCGACCAGCGGTGATCATCGACCCATCGCCCGCGGGCCTCGGGCGCGAGGCACAGAGGCGCCGGGAACGCCCGGTCGCACGCCCGGTGGATCGCGACCCGGTAGGTGTCGGTGGTGTAGGGCACCGGGGGCGAGCCGCGCCGCCGGGCCCTGGTCCAGAACAACGGGTCAGCCGGGCGGTCGTCGTCGAGGCGGTCCGCGATGATCGCGCACGCCCGCGGGCCGAGCGCGACCTCGCGGTCCTTCCCGCGCGCGGTGTTCTTGTGCACGCGGGGCCGGTAGATCCAGGGCATCGCCGATCGGTCGATCTGGTCCGTGGTGATCCCGCAGACCTCCGCCGGCCGCATCCCGGCGCGCCACTGCAGGGTCACCATCGCGGCGAGCGTCTCGGAGAGCTCGGGCAGCGTCCGCTCGATGTCCTCCTCCGAGACCGGCTGGATCTTCGCGCGGTCCGGCGCCCGCCCCGGGCGCACGCCCTCGACCGCCTTCATCGCGTGCCAGTTCGTGACGCCCTCGCTCGTCACAAGGCGGCGCTTCACCGCCCACTTGAACATGGACCGGATCCGCATGACGATCCGGTTCACCCCGGCGCGGCAGAGCTTGCCCTCGGCGACCAGCGCCCGCTGGATGGCCTCGAGGTGCTCGGGTCCGAACGCAGAGGCGTCGAGCCAGCAGAACCGCTCGACCGCCCTGCGGATCGCCGCCCGCCGGCACACAAACTCGTCGTGCGAGTACTCGCCCTGCGACCACTCGAGCCACGCCGCCGCGAGGCTCCCCACGGTCGGCCCCGCGGGCTCGTACTCGGGGTGCGCCTCGTGCCAGTCGTCGAGCAGCTGGGCGAAGCGCTCCTGGGCGCGGGCCGAGCCGTACACGCCGAGGTAGACGTCCTTCCCGTCGATGCGGCAGCGCGCCTGACCGCTGGCGCGATGGAGGCGCATCGTGGGCGGATGAAGTCGGGTTGACACGGTGGACCTCCGAGGCGACTACCCCGGACTACCCGTGGTGGGTAGTCGGGGAGCGTTTCGGACGCCGCCTCGTGAGTCGCATGGACTCGCGCAGAGCCCTGTGGGATAGGGCCCTATGCGAATGGAGCTGATCGGGATCGAACCGACGACCTCTTGCATGCCATGCAAGCGCTCTCCCAGCTG